CCGCAGTAATTTATGGTTGACATTAACGACATAGAACAAGATGTATTTATAGAAAAACTTGGTAAGTTTGAAGATATAACTAAACTTGCCAATATGCCAGAGTTTGATACTTTAAAGTTTTATTTTAATATGGTAGCAGACCAAGCATTGAAGCGTCTTGTAATGAAGCCTGACCTTACTGTGGAAGAGCAAGCTGAGTTAAAGGCAATTATAAAAATTTGTAAGTATGAATTTGTAGCCATGCCAGAGTGGTTGAACAGTCAAGCTGCTCTTGCAAGAGAAGAATTAGAGTTTAGAAGAGAGCATGGTATCTTAAATTTAAAAGATAAGACTTGACATAATTATGCAAGTAGGTAAAAATCACTTTTAATCGGTCATCTGAACCGTATTCAGATATAACAAGCGAGAGTCTTGTAAAACTACTAAAGGAGGCTTTATGCCTAAGAAAAAAGAAGCAAAAGCGGAGACCTCAACCGAAACAGAGGAAGTAGCACAGGAACAAGAAGCAGTACAAACGGAGACTCCTGACGAAAGTGGAGATGCTGGTGAACCTTCTGTAAGAGAGAAGATGTATGCTGAGTATGCTAAAAGTCAAGAAGTAGAAGAGCCTGTAGAGGAAAAGCAACCGGAAGAGACACCTGGAGAACCAGAAGCAAAACAAGACAAGAAAGAAGTTAAAGAGGATACTAAAACCGAAGATAAGACCGTACCTCTTGGCGCACTACACGAAGAACGACAGAAACGTAAAGAACTTCAGGCTGAAGTCGTTGAGTTGAAAAATCAGGTCAAGGATATGCTCAACAAAGAGCGTCAAATTGACCCCGAAGAGGCAGGAGATGAAGAGTATATTGAGGATTATGACGCTGAACTTATCAAACTGAAAAAGCAGAATGAGGCGTTGACAGCAGAGGTAGATTCTATCAAAGCAAAAGACACGCAATCTGAAGCGGAAAAAGCGCAAACGGCTTTTCTAACTAAGGTGAATAAAGTCCACGAAGAACTTAAAACAGAGGGATTTGATGGATTTGAGGAATGCACACCAATGATAAGACAGCACATTCACGGACTTATAATGCAAGAACCAGACCCACAGGAATACATAGAAGGTAGGAAACTACTTGATGTTGACACACCTGAAGGCTGGAAGAAAATTTATAAGGAAGAAATATATCCTTCTATTAAAGCAATTATTAACCAGAAAAAGACAGAAGAACTTATGGATGAGAGAATAGAGCGCAAGAAGAAAGCTGCTCTGTCCGGTAATTCTGGAGGTAGACCTGTTCAGTCAAAGAAAGAAAACGTAAACGATTTAAGTCCTGATGAAATGAATAAGCGTTATATGGAAATGCGTCAAAAGAGAGGTGCTGCGGTCTAATCTTCTAAATTTAATTTAGGAGAAAAGACAAATGGCTAACGAAATGAATTGGGTCAATCACTCCGGTGTATTGACTAACAATAAGTTGAATCAGTTTTTTCAGCGTTCAGCCCAACCTCTTTTCAAGTTTAGACAGTTCGTAGATGTTAAGGAAGCATTTGGAAAGTCCAGAGGTCAGTCAGTCAACTGGCTGAAAGTTGCTAATGTTGGTACTATGGGTGGAAACTTAACCGAAACCAACACCATGCACGAAACGACTCAGGCTTTAACATGGGGTACGCTTACGGTAGCTGAAGTAGGTAACTCTATTCCATTTACCTTTAAAGCAGAAGCATTGTCTGAATTTGATGTACAAGAAATTGTTAGAGGTGGAATGCTTGATGATGCTGCAAAAGTATTAGACGGTAAAGTTGAGAGAAGGTATAATGAAACGAAGTTACGCTTTGTCGGAACTTCCACTACCGCCCACACTCTTACTACTAACGGTACTGCTACTGTTACTAACACTTCAATCTTAAATTCTCGCCATGTAAGAAAGATGAGACTTGAGTTGGAGAAGAGAAATGTTCCAGCATACGAAGGTGACTCTTATGTATGTATTGCTTCATTGGAAGCCTTAGAGTCTCTTGAAGGAGCTATGGAAAGCGTAAATCAGTACACCGAAACTGGTGTTGATAAGATTTACAACGGTGAGGTTGGGAGACTTCATGGTGTAAGGTTCGTTAAGGATTTCTACGCTTCACGGTTTACGATTGATGCTGATGCAAGAACTGCTACAGCTAAATCATGGACTACAGGCAACTCACTTGATGCCTATATGTTTGGAAAAGGTGTCGTAAGAGAAGCCGTTGTTGTACCAGAGGAAATTCGTATGAAGGTTGTTACTGATTACGGAAGGTCTAAAGGTATCGCATGGTATTTCTTAGGTGGATGGGCGTTGGAATGGAACACTGAGGCTGATTCAAGAATCATTAAGTGGGATTCTAATGCGTAGTGTTTTTTTAAATTAACTTATAACATAAGGAGGTGACATATCATGGCTTATGATGATATGGTTGTTATTACTTACTCTTGGGGCGAAATAGATTTTGGTGCTGGCAGTGATGCTGTTGCTATCAAAGGATATGGAGGCAAGAAGGGTAAAATCCTAGACATTGGCGTGTCTGTAACCGAAACTTTTAATCAGGTTACGACCCCTGCATATGTACGAATGGGTACAACAGGAGACGCTGATGCTTATGCAGAGCTTAATATGGCTGCTGCTGCTGATACAGATTATTATAATATCCTTGACGACACAGACGCTATTATAGCTGCTGCTGTTCCTGCGGATACTCAGATAGAGGTTGCTTTTATTACCCCTACTGGTGGTACTCCTGCTGGTAAAGGACACGTTAATATAACTATCGGTTGGTTCTAAATTTGGGGGGGCTGGCTGTACGACATCTTGAATGGGATGCAGTCCAGCCCTTTCTTTAAGGCTTAATGAAACTTGTAATTGTAAATTCACATGAGCGTAGTGGTACTCATTTCTTAATGAATACGATTGCTCTCAACTTTGGATATTGTAGCTTTCCTTATTACAATATGGATATGCCTGTACTGCCGCACGTACCTAATAATATGTTAGCGGTGCTACAACAGATAAAAGAACCAAGACATATAATAAAATCACATTATGAAGGAACATTCTTCAGACCAATTATAAATAAAATTACAAAACACGCTCATGTGTTTTACATCTACAGAGAAGAAGAAGGTGTATTTAAAAGTTGTCTGAAGCATTGGAATAGTCTAACCTGGGAAGAAGCTGCCAGATGTGAAACTGTTGATGAGCTTAAAGTAGCACAACCTTATGGTGGTTGTATGCGTTATCAGTTCAGGCAGTATCCTTCCATGTTAGCAAGATGGCAAGGACATAAAGCAAGCTGGAAAGAGAAGATGGGTGGCGCTGATATAATCTATGTAAGGTATGATGATTTATCGCACCGTTTTGATAAGACACTTATGATAATATCTAAACGAATGGGTATTCCGATAATAGGTGGTATTGCTCGTAAACCAGATAAGAGTAAGACAGTACGGGATGGAGAATTTAATGAAAAAGAGGTCACTTGAAAGTTAAATGTCAGGAATGTAGATTGCTTGTAAACAGGAAGCCTTCTCAATTAAAGAGAAATAACGGCGTGGCTTTTTGTTCGAGGAAATGTTATGCCATAGCCAAGAAGAAGTTTATGATGGGAGAGAAAAATCATCAGCATGGGCAACATTGGATGGGCGGTCAAAATAACCCAAACTATAAAGGCGGAACAAGTATTTACAAGTTAGACACATACAGGAGAAACGCTAAAAAAAGAGAAATAAAATTTGAACTTACAATAGAGGACATGAAAGAATATTGGCAGAAACCATGTTATTATTGCGGAGATAAAATCTTAACGATAGGACTGGACAGGGTCAACAGTAAAATAGGCTACATAAAAGACAATATTGTTTCTTGTTGCCCGTTATGCAACTGGATGAAGAGAGAACTGCCGTATTGTGAATTTATAAATCACATTAGAAAAGTATATTCAAAGCACGCATCTGGAGAAAAAACGGAAGGTGGTGGTGTGGGCTGAACGTTCCTGTGAAAAAAGCATTAGTAATTCGCTATGGAGCGTTCGGTTGAATTATGCGATACGATTATGCTTACACCTTTATTGAGTCACTTAAAGAAATTGGGCTACCATGTGACAATGAACATGACTCCGAGAGCAAAAGCTGTATTGAACCACAATCCTCACATAGACCAATACATAATGCAAAAGGAGAATCAGATACCTAATGAACAACTTGGGAGTTACTGGAAGAATCTGTCTGAAGGTTACGATAAAGTTATTAATCTGTCTGGTTCAGTTGAAGGTGGTTTGCTTAAAGTTGAAGGAAAACCTGCTTTTCGTTGGGAGCATGAAGTAAGACATGAGAAATGCAATAGGAACTATTATGACG